ATGCTACTCTTTCAATTTCTTTTATATCATATCCTATTTGTCTAAGAGAATCTGTGTTACCTCTAACAAGTTCTTCTAACGCTTGGTACTCTGCTTGTGATGCTAATTTGTACGAACCATCACGCAATGCATATAATATTCCCTCAAGCCTACCTACCCATGTTGCCATTTCAGCCATTTCTTTTACAAGTTCTTCTCTAGCGTCCGCATAGTTCTTAGAGTTTCTTCCTGTTTTATCTGTGTAAGTCCTGTGTATATTATCTATATCGCCGTAGACACGTTGCTCTAAGTTTGTTATTTCTAACTTTAATATAGCAATAGTAGTAGTGCTTTCATCAATTTGATTTGTAAGTTTACTTGTGTAGTTAATAGCACCATAACATGCTGCTAACACAGACAACACTACTGGTATTGAAGCGATATATTTAATCATTGTTAACTCTTTTTATTTTTATTTGCAAAATTACGAGCAGCTTCTACACTACCAAATCCCCATTTTTTAAGGGCTAAAGCTTTTCTCGTAGGTTCTCCGTTGGGCTTTTTCATCGGCCCTTTCATACCAGCAAAACGTGCTGCAAATGAAACTCGTCTAGGGTTAGTTCCTTTACTAACAGGAGGTTTTAAATTAGCTCCTTTAGAATTAAAGTGTGCTCTACCTTTAGCAGATAAACCTCCCTTAGGATTTTTATGTATCTTCTTCATTACTTCTTTTTCTTAGGCTTTTTATGACTTAATACTTGAGAATTTTTTGTGTGTTTAGCTCCAGTATGTAATGATCCATTAGGCATTTTATGTGTTTTGCCTTTAAAGAGTTTTCCATCTTTTGTATAATGAGGTACACCTTTCATGATTTCTTTTTCTTTTTTTTATTTTTTAATATTTTAAAATCTACTTTACTTATCTTACCATCTTTGTTTGCATCTATTTTTTTTTGATTACCTTTTAATTTTTTTACCATAATTAACTCTTTTTCTTTTTCTTAGGAAACCCAGCTTTCATATTAGCATAAGCTTTAGGTGTTATAGTTGATTTTTTCTTAGACCTACTTGTCCCTGCTTTTTTTCTAGCATTTATATTCGCATATAATCCTGGTTTAGCCATGTATTTTCCTCATCATATTACTTAATTCATTAGCTCTATTTGGTGTTTGTTTATACCATTTAGAATCTAACATTTCGTCCGCAGCTTTATTATAATCTTTTTCTTCTAATCCTTTTAACATGTTTTTGAAATTAGATACACCAGTAGTTCCTAATTGAAAGCACATTTCTATGAGTATTTCTTCAGCTCTTTCAGGTAAATTCATATTACCGCAAAGACTATCAGCGCCATAGATGGCAGTATCAAAATCAATGTCAAAATAATGTTGAAGAACATCTGTAGAATATTCAAGACCATCTTCCCAAGTTTCATCTTTACGACAGAGATGTCCCCATCCTATTGTTCTCTTTCCGAGAGTATCTTTATAGACCATATTTCTAAAACCTTCATGATGCTTGATTCTTTCCTCTAAGTTCATTTATCTCTATTAATGCCTTTTGATTTTTCGTAAGTTCTCAAAGCACCCATTCCCAATAAGGCCATTACTAAAGGCATCAAAGTTCCCATGTCTAATTCTGGTAAAGGTTTTGTGTCCCAATTAAAAGTTGCTATTAAAAATAATAAAAATTGTTTTAAAACATATTCCCAAAAAATTGCTAAAGCACAGCTAAAACCAATAAGAGGTCTCCATATTCTTTGAATGGCTCCTGATATTCCTCCAGCAGTGCTTTGAGCATCAGCTAAGTTAATGCTTAACTGTTTTTCTTTTAGCTTGGCTTCTATTTCGGCAAATTTTAATTTTAGAGTTTCTCGTTCTTCTTCAGAAGTATGCAGTTCATCTATAACATTTCCAACTGCTTGAATTGTTTTACCTCCAAATAATTTGCCTAATACCATTAAATTGCTCCGATAATAATAATAATTACTACAGCAACTATACCAGCTTTAATCCAGTCTTTCATTCCCCAATCACTCCACTCTTTCAAGTGCGCCCATAAGTCTTTTAAAAGTTTCATTGAAACCTCCTTTTGTTATTGTCTTTATATCATATATTAATTATCTTTAACAGAATTGTTAAAGTAACATTTCCCTTGTAAATCGACATTTAGTATAAGAACCCCTAATTTTTTTTGTAATTTAGTGGCTACTCTATACACTCTTGTCTTACTTCCCTTATATAATTTTTTATTTTTTCTATGACTCTCTACTTTAACATCTATGGGAATAAGTTTATTGTTTTTTAATATGACTATATCTATTGGACCAGTGTTATGCACATTATAAAAAACTTGATGTCCTTGATTCAATAACCATTGAATGGCGTAATATTCTCCAACAGTTCCTAATCTACTTTTACTTATTTGGGCCATGACATGTTTGATACAGATATTAGTATACCTACTATCAAACTGATTATGCCTAAAGCTTTTAGTGTACCTCTACTATTAGCAATAGTCATATTTAAACTGTTAATAGCTTCGGTATTTTTCTCGACTAATTCCTCAAGTCTATCGTTAATTTCATCTTGGCGAGTCCATTTCTCGTTCTCTTTTGCTTCATGTATTTCTAATTTAGTTGCCACTATTCACCTAACCCTAAGATATCTGCACCTATTTCCATTCCTTTATCTACTGCTCCTGCGCCAAGAGCCACTCCTTGAATACCTATATCTGCTGCAGTTCCTACAATATCTTCTGAAACTTCTTCATTACCTCTTACATATCCCGCTGCTGAAGATTCTAATACTTGAGATAAGTTCATTGCTCCTTTACTTAAATGTGCATTTTTATATGCATTTTTAAAATTATCAAAACTATAAAAATTAGCAAACCTTCTATTATCTAAAATATTAAGACTAGATAAAAACCCTCTAATGATTGTTCTTTTTCTATCTAATTGTCCAAAGAAAACATTTTGTAATGCAGCTCGTACATTAGCTTGACCAGATCCCATCTGATCTAATACAGGACTATAATATTGATCCATAAAGTCAGTCATTGCTTCTGCGTTATCTAACCATTTTTTTCCATACAGATTTTCATAAAAAACAGGGTTATCTACTATTTCTTGTTTCATAGCTTTAGGGTCAAAAAGAAAAATACCTTCTCCAGCTTGTTTTAAAGTTTTATTATTAAATTGCATTGCTGCATATTTTTTAAAATTTAATAAAAGGTCATCATCCATTAAATTCTTTTCTTTTGCTTCTTTAAAAAACTTTAACATCATATCTGGATTTTTTTGGAATTGACCATAAATAGCTTGAGTATCGTAACCAGATATTTTACCAACATATTTATTTAAAGTTTCTACAAGTTGTGCTCTTTTATTAGTTAATGTTTTTAATTCGTCAACTGCCTTTACTCCACCTTTACTAATTCGTTCCCATTCAGCTTTAGAGAAAAATTGTTCTGCAACTCCAGCATTATTAGTCATCCATGTTTTGTATAACTTATTAATTTCTTTATAATTTTTAGTTTCAAATGCTTCTTTTAATCCTTGCCCGGTATTTCCGTCTAATGTTCTTTGTAAACTTTCGAGTATAGATTCTTTAAATATTTGTTTTTGACCTATTAAGTCAGGAACATTTTCAAATAGATAAGCCATTTGATTTAACTGTTTCATTCCATTTGTTTTTCCTACTAAATTCGAAAATAAATTTGCTCCTTTTGTAGTTGATCCAATCTCATTTACGTTTAAAGTTTTTCGTAATAAATCTCCAGTTCTCATATCGCTTAAAGCTTTTAACTCTGAACGAACATTTAACCATTGATTAAATTGTTGCTCTCCTACTTCTTTTCCATGTTTATTAACAAATTGTTTTTTAATTCCGCCATACATATCTTCACGAAGTTTTTGAGCTAATATTAAAACTTTATTTTTTTTAGCTAAAGCTCCATAAAGATTTGGATTATCTATGATATCATTTAAATCATTTAAAAGTCGGTCAACTTGGTTATAAGATAAATCTTTTAATTTACCTTTTCCTGGAGTTCCTTTTGTAAAGATAGATACGTCTTTAATAATTGCTTCAAGAGCTTCTTTTTGACCGCCGTCCATATTTTTAAAAAAAGAAGTTTCTAATGTTTTTTTAAGTTGATATGCTTGACTTCTATATTCATTAGGACGGATAAAAGGTGTATCTAATTTTAAACCAGCTTCATTAAAAATACTTGCAATTTTAGTATTACCTTTTTGAATAGAAGTTGCAAGAAAATCATTAGCTTGTATAGTAACTAATTTAGGATCAAAACTTCCTTTATTAATCATAGTTAAAATAGATTGTAATTCATTAGCAACTGGAATAAACAAAGAAGAAGAATTATTAAGTTCTTTTTGAGTAATATTATTTGCAATCATTTTCATTTCATTTCCAAATAAATTTTTTGGATTAGCAGTATATGATGGAATTTCATCAACACCAACTCCCATCATTTTTGCATTTAGTAATTGAAATGCTTCACTCGTTTCTTTTATTAGTTGTGCTTGAGCTAAATCTAATTCAGTTGCTGCAAATGTACTCATTAATTTACCCTTAGCTTGTTTAGTTACAGGAAGTGCTCCTGCTTTAAAAGCTTGAAGAATACTTATATCAACTTGAGGAGCGTTATCTCCTATTTCATCTTTTAATATTTTATTAACTTTATTAACCATTTCTTCATTTACTTTTCCTCCAGCCTCTATAAAAGTATCGTAAGCTTTAATAACTTGTGTTGGAGGTAAATTTCCAGTTGCTCTTGAAGCTGAACGTTTAATTAATCTAGCTAACCCAGGAATGGCTACACCAAAAGCACCTTCTAAACTAGCTACTATTCCTACATCTTTTGCTAAATTTGTCCAGTTTTCTCCCATAAATTCTATTAATTTATCCATATCAACTTCTCCCTCTGATGCTTGAAGCGAGTACGCATATCCAAAACTTTGAGTTACTATTTCAGCAATTGATGCTCCTGTTGCAGCGCCAGTAGCAGACCCTAATATTCCTCCCGGAGTTCCTACTACTCCACCTATTATAGAAGCAGTTATTCCTGGTACTTCTCTTAAAAAAGCTGCGATATCTTTCATATCTGCTCCTGGAACATTAACTGGTGTTACATCTCCATTACCTATTCTATANGCAAGCATGTCTCCTTGCTTCCCATCATAAAGAGGAGAGAGTTCGGCAAATGTTCCTACTTTAATTAAAGAAGGATCAAGAGACCGATCCATGTTCATTAGTACAGATTTTAATAAATTCTTTTTAACTTCTATATCAGCATTAGGTCCTAACATTTCAACTATAAGTCGAGGAGCAATATTCATTGCGAAATCATCGTCAATACCGCCTAAAAGCATTGCTTCTTTTCCAGTAGTTCCTTCTAGTACACTGTTTTGATAATTAGCAAATGAATTTTTAACGTTAGCATCTCCTTGATTGTATAAGTTATCAGTCATCATTTTACTTGCTTCTTTAATCATTTGAGGATCAGCATATCCTGGAGTTGCGCCTTCTCCAAATTTTTCTTGAGTTAATTGAATAGCTTTCTGATTAATTTGATCTGTTAATAATTTATTAGGCTGAATAAAATTAGTAAAGACATCTTCATAATAAGTATCCATACCTTCTTTCATTCTTTGATCTTGTAATGTAGCGCCTTCTTTAATAGCGTTTAAACTTATTCCAAAATTATTACGAAGGTAAGTTTCATTTGATTCTTCTACTTTATCATCTTCAAGTACAGGTAAAGTATCTACTTCAACGTTAGCATCGGGATTAACATTTTCTATTATTATATCTTGTATTTCAAGAGGTAATTGCGATGTATCAACCATTACATTCCTAACCCTAAATCATTATTTAATATCCAAACGTAATCTGCGTTTTCTTTATTTAAATCTACACTTCCCCAAGCTACATCTTTGTAATCTCTATTTTCGCCAGCATATGTTATACCGTAAGTATCTTCAAATTCATCTACTAAAATTTGCATACTCTTTTCAAGAGTATCCATATCTACAGCATCATTATTAAGTAAAGTTTTATAAATATTATTAATCTGAACTCTTTCTGAAAAAATAAGTGTTGATAATTCTTGTGCTCTTTCAAAAGATTTTTCATCAGTTTTTTGACTAAAGATGTTAACGAGTTCTTTTTTATTTTTTTCTCCCATAGCTTTTTCTTGTCCCGTACGCTGTTCTTTTGTATCAGCAAAATTTAGAATAGCTAATTTAGAAGCAGCTCTCATATCAGGGTCGTCCATCCCGTTATATCCGAATGCACGTGCTGCTTCTTCAATACCAGCAGTATCATCTCCTGCTATTCTTGACGCATATGTTTTATTAGCTTTATCTTCTCCCCATGCTCTTGCATAATCTAAAGCTGTAGTATATTTTTTACCGTTAAATTCAATTCCAGTTGTTGAAGAATACATTCCAACTTGTAAGCCCTGTGCTTCTAATTCGTTGAGCCATACATTAATACCTTCATTAGTTAGTTCATCATATCCATAAATTCCTTGGTATAAAGAAGCTAATTTAAAGAATGATTTTGATGATAAGTTAGGTCGTGTTTGTTCTAAGAAAGATACATCTTTATCTGAAACCGGATATAAAGCTTTAAGTTTAGGAAGAATATCATTCTTTACAAGTGCTCCTACTATTTCTCTCGTTTTAAATACATCTTGACCACCTTGTAAAGCGTCTTGAATTCTTAACCCTAAAGCACTATCTCCAAATACTCTATCTGCGATGTTAGCAAAAGGTTGGAAGAAAGTTTGTAATATACCTAAAGAATCTGTTGGTTTTTCTAGGGTTCCTAATAAATTTACTGAATCAGCGAGAGTTTGAGATGACTCTTCTGATACTTTATATGTTTCATAAAACGCAGTAACATCATCTTTTGCTTGTACTGCAACATCAGTTTCATTTGGTTTTAGAGCTGTACTTGAATCTTTTGTATCTGGAGCTAATGCTGCATCTAATGTACCATAGATTTTTTTACCAGCTAGTGATCCTACAAGTCCTTCTATTTTTACTCTATCCCCTTTTTTAAAGTTGTCATATCCAGAATCTTCTAAAGCTTTATCTAAAGCTTCATTTTCTCCAAATACCGCAAAAAATTCTTGGTTATCATATTTTAATCCTTCTATTTCTATATTATCAATATCAAATAAACCACTTGGTCCTACGTTAGCTGTAATCTTATTCGTTCCACCTTTAGTGTTATTCTCTTGTATTCTCTTTTTCATATCATCAGATAAAAGAGCATCTACATTTGCATTTGTTCCTATTGTATAATTTTCAAATGTTTCGTCAGTATAATTTTTATCATTAGGTTTAAGAATAGAATCAATACCTATTAAATTATTATTACCGTCATATTCTAAAGTAATTTTATTATATTTATTAGTAAGTGATTGAGACTGAAGGTAATCATAATAAGATATTACTTTATCCCCCTCTTTACTATATGGCATTAATTTAAGATAATTGTCTATCATTGTATTATTCCCGGGAAGATATAACATATCTATATATCTATTTTTACCTGGAGTTCCAGCTTTTGCTTGATTAGCCGCTGATAAATAAGTTGACGTGTCTATTAGAGCTTTTGACATTTTAGCAAAAGGTGAAGCGAAACTTGGTGTTCCACCTTCTTGTATCATTCGTAATCCAGCTTGTGTTTGAGGAGACTGTAAAAATGCAGCAAATTTATCTTCGTCAGTTAAAGTTTCATATGCACTTCCTACTTTATTATACATTCCTTCAACAGCTTGAAAAGGTATCCCTGCTATTTGTGAAACTACTTTACCAAAAGTTAATTGTTCTTCAGGATTTGGTGGATCTTCATTTTTAGTATCGACTTCAGCAGAAGCTTTTATAACTTCTCCTCCAGTTCCTGATTGATTTACAAGAGCTTGCATTTGACCAATAGCATCTGGTTGATTAAGAAAGTTATCAACCATCATATCATTTCCAGTACCACCGCCACTTTCTGCAATTAATCTAGCTATTTTTTCATTATAAGCTACATCACTTTCTGGTAAAGCTCCCATTCCAGCACCAGCTCCAGCTGACTGTTCAGATTGATATTGATCGTAAAGTTTATCTAAACTTCCATACTTACTAATAAGTTGTTCATTAACGACTGTTTCTAACTCTCCATTATTATCATCTGATAATGTTTTTAACTGTGTAATATCATCTGTAGCAGTTCCATTAGGATTAAAAAAATTAGCTATTGCCATATAAATTTAAATTTATAAACTCATTCCAGTCATTGCGGCTCCAGCTATTTGAGCAAATGGTGACGTTCCTCCAATAACATTATCTTGTGAACCAGTAGATGACTGTCCATAACTTCTTATAGGTGCCGCTCCCATTATTTGAGATAAGAAACCAAGTTGACCTCTTCCAAATCCTTGCTTTTCTATAAAGTCTTTATACAACTCATTTAAATTAGCTTGGTTAAGAGCTTGTTCTTGTCCACCATATTGCATAGCACCTTGTGCTTCGTTCATTGCCGCTCCTTGTTTTTGTAATTGAAGTCCAGGTATTGCTTGTGCTAATTGACCAAGATTATTCATTCTTATATTTCTATCAGTTTGAAAAGCACCTCTTCCTGATTCAAAACCACCAGCCATTAATGAAGCTGTTAAATCTCCACCAGCTTTCATTTCTCTTTCCTGTGCTAATGCATTTTCAATTACTGCTCTTGATCCACCATAAGCTCCTGCTCCTATTTGAGTAGCATCTCGTCCCGCTCTTTGTTGCCCTGCTATTTCGCCTAAATTTGCCATAGACCTATTCACTACATTTTCAATGTACGGATTCATGTATTGGTCTACAGTAGCTCCTTCAAATCTTTCTTCTCCGACAGCCTGCATCTGATCCATCATTCCTCGAGCTTCTTCAGTAGCACCTGATTTTGCAAACGCTCCTAAATTGTTTTGAGCAACATTCATTGCATCTCGTTGTCCTTGAGTAAAGTCCGCTATTCGTTGACCACCATAAGCTTCAAATGGTTTTTTAGATTCAGCTTCAGCTCTTTTAAATAATGCTTCTTGTGCTTTTTTAAAATATTCAGGAATTTCGTATTTAGTTTCTCCAGAAGAACCTGCCGCTACAACTGATGATTGTGGTTTAAATATACTTCCCATTATAGCCCCTCTGAATAAGTTCCGCCAAGATAATTAAGATTTTGTCGTGTAACCCATTGATGTTTTCTCTCCATATCTTTACCTTGCATAATTTCTAAAATCATTGGTGTATTTCTTCCTTTTGCATACTCTCTTGCAAAATCCAATAAACTTTTAGCGATATTAGGATTTCTTTTCGTTTCATCTACAAAAAACCATAACGTTCTATAAAAAGCTTTATCAGTGTACCAAGTATCACAATTTGCCATTGCTATACTTCCAATAATCTTATCATCTTGCTCTGCTACGACAACAAAGTGTTGACGTATGTATTCTAATATATTTTCACTTGCTTTACTATTGTTTGTTTGTCCAAAATTAAGTTTTGTTTCAATTAGCCATTTTTTTAAAAGTTCTCTTATTTCATGCGTGTCAGTATCTTTAGCTATTCTTAATTTAATCATCTAATAATCCTTTAGTTTTTAATACATCTATTAGTGTTCCAAGTACATTAATAACGTCATTTAAACTTGCTGTAGAGCCATTTAATGTCTTTGTTTCAGTTATATTCGAAGTTGAATAACCAATTGCTGCAGCTTGATTTATTTGAGTTAAGTATCTTTCTAATGTGCTACTAGTAACATTTATAGTAGTTATTATATCTTGACCTTCTATTGCAATAGGTAAACTCGGAGGTGGTTTAAAAGTCATCTTCTACCATCTTGTTTTGTATCCATTCGTAAAGTACCAAATCTCCAGTTATCACTAGTAGAAGTATCGTTAAATATTTTAAGCGAAACTTGCCGTCCACGTGCTCTCATATTCACTAATCTAGTAGAAGAAGTAACTGATAAGTTAGTCGTAGTCGTCTGAGAATCCGCAGGAAAATCACGAGATTGAACAACCATTTTTACAGTACCGGCTAAGTTTTTAAAGTCAGGAATTATCCCTCTAATAAAAGTAAAAGTATCACCGTCTGCAATATCAGCATCACCACTCGTTAAAGTTGATTCTAAAATAGCGCCATCATCCGATGTTCCTGATTCATGATTAAATAAAAATGAACGACCTGCAGTTGCTCCGAAGATAGTATCTTGTGTTGTTGCTGTTGACGTAGGACTAAAATTTAAAGCCATAGGCTGTTGAAATACTGCGTTATCTATCCATGCAGTTCTATTTAGATTACCTATATACCATACGTTTTCTACATAATTATAAATAACATATCTATCTATTTCACTACTACTAGCAGAACAATAATACCAAACTACTTCATTAAATTGATTATTCTCTCCTGCATATACTTGCGAGTATTGAGTTCTATTAATATCATTAAACACATACTGTTTTACGCTACAAGGTATTTCTTGTATTGCCCCTGCGTAAGTCATAAATCTACCATCGGCCATCCAATAAGCTTTATCATTTACTACTACTGCTGCATTTAAAGCAACGAGCCCACAATCTGTTCCTAATAATCTAAATCCAAAAATATAAGGAGGACCAATAAATTGCATTGAGTGTAAAGCAGTATCAGTCCAGACTAATATTTCACCACGTGTAGACTGCGCTGCGATGATTCTACTTCCTTCTCCTAATCGTTGAGAGCCCGAAGTATTAGTAACTCCCGGAGTCCACGTTGTAAAATTTTCTTGACTAGACCAACGAATAAACATTTTATCTTGAGTAGTACTTCCAATTAAAGTAGTTCCAAAACAAATAGCGTGTCTATCTGGAGTAGAAATTAATCCAGTTACAGATTTAGTAGGAGCATTAGTTACTATCGTTAATGGAGTTCCTACTCCTGCACTAGTATCCCATTTATATAATCCACCATTTTTTAACCACGCAAATAAATCTTCACCAGCATTATCAAAATGCCATATCCCTGCGTCAAGAATAACATTAGATGTAGAACGAGCTGTACCCCAAGTTGAAGTGCCCCATGTATTAGTTCCCCAACCATACCCAAAAGTTTGAGTTGCAGGCTCACCTTCTAATTGAAAAACAAAACTAGCTGTTCCATTAGTAGTTATTCCCGCTGCTGTTTCTGTATTATTAGTTGCCATCGTTAAAGTAAATTTATCGGCATTAATAACAGTTTGCACTTCAAATTGTTGATTAAAATTAGCTGCAGTAAAACTAGTTGTACCTGCTAAACTTGTAGTTCCACTAATAGTTACAAATTCACCAGCGATACAACCATGATTTGTTACTGCTACTGTAAAAATAGCTGATCCATTAGTAGTAGTAAAACAATTGTTTTGTGTATTAAATGTAGCTCTTATAGGAGTGATATCATAAAAGTTATCGCCTTCAAATAAATAAACTTTTCTGTTAGTTCCAATAGCAGCGAAACGAGTTCCACTTAAATCGAACCAACTAAATAAACCTCTCGCTACTCCCATTAAAGCGAAAGTAGAAGCTTTAACCCAACCTCCTATTTTTTGAGGAAGGCCATAACGAAAACGTATTTTATCTCCATCAACCCATTGACCCTCAGCACCATATTCTGTCGTTTCTTTATTTATACCGCCTATAAATTTTACATTAGTATATGCCATTATTTTATCTGTTTCTTATTATTAGCCTCAATTATTTTTATATTTAAATCTTTATTAGCTTGTACCATTTCATTTCTAAAACTCTCTATTGCAGCACCAGCTTGATTAGTTTGTCTAGAATTTTCTATCATTAACATTGGAAGCATAGCCATAGAACAACCATATTCATCTATATCTTCTCCAGTTTGAGGATGCATTCCTTTTATTTGTATAAACCAAGCACAATCAAATTTTTTACATGGTTCAAAATTATTTAAAGGACAATTATCTTTTACCTCTAATTTCATATTAATCTTTAGCTGCTATAATTACATCTACATATTGAACAGCTAAATCGACAGTGTCGGTATCAGAGAAAGAATGAGTGTGTGCAGCTCCAGCTAATGTGCCATTAGTATGAGAGTGACCACCTCCTCCACCTACATAATCAGTGTAAAATCTTTTTGCTCCACCATCGTTACCGGTATTTCGAGTTCCTGCACTTACACTATCTCCAGTACCAAACTCAACATGTCCTCCCGATAAGTGTCTGTGCGATGGTATTTCTGTTAAAGCTAAAGTATGACTTCCTGTACTTCCAGTTATCGTTACTGCAGTTGATCCACTTGTTCCCGATATAGATACAGTTTGACTAGTAAATGCTCCAGTAAAAGTTTGACTTCCTCCTGTAGTTACTGATCCAGTAGTAAGTCTCAGTGCTTTATTATTATGAGTAGTTTCTTTTGTCCAACCAGTTGGAGAAGCAGATTGTTGAAATAACATTTTAGTACCTGAAACAAAAGGCTGTATCCCAGTTAAATTAGTTCCATTTCCTATATAAGTAGTTGAAGAAGTTCCTACATTTGCTCCCATAGTGTCTATAACTTTAGTTCCATTTTGTACATAAACAGAAGTAGTTCCACCTTGAGTTAAAGTTATATTATTTGCAGCATGCCCAGTTGGAGCGATTTGTAATGTAAAAGAACCTGAAGTGTTATTAAATAATGTATATTCTTTTTCTATCGCTGGTAAAAATACATAAATGTTTCCTGATAATGAGCCATTAAAATCTATTACTTTATTTCCAGCTTCATTTGTTGTTTCTACATCAGGGTCTCTATTCGCTGTAGTCAAAGTAACGTTAGCACTACCAGATACTGATTTACTTAAATATCCTCCTACTGATGCGTCTATTACTTTTAAATTATCGTTAGTGTTATTTCCCCAAGTACCAGAATTGGCACCGGCTTCCATAACTTCCATTTTTAGTCTTGCAGTGTATGTTGATGCCATTTTTATTTATCCTTAATTTATTTTCGTCCAAGTATTAGTAGTTGTCGCATTTACATTCGTCCATTGGTTATTTACGCCCGGTACCACTGGATCCCAGAAAATTGCTGAACCAACTCGTATATTAGCAGAAATTCCAGAAATTGACAGTATTTGATCACGATTAATTGTAACATTTCCAGTTAGGGCACTTAAATTTTGACTCCCTGCTGCAATGAATTGATTAGTAGCTTGAGTAACATTTCCTACTCTTACAGTTCCATCTAATCCAGTAGCAGTTAAAACTACTCCACTTGCGATAGTAACATTACCAACGCTAGTTCCTAATTGTTGCCCGTTAAGTAAAATATTATTAGGAATGTTGACTAAAACATTTCCAGCAGCAGTTGAAAGTTGTTGACCTAAAGGTATTATCGTTTGCCCTGTATTAACGGAGAAAGTAGAAGAAGCTGCTATATTTAATTGTTGTCCTTGAGCTACAACTGGTCCATCTATAATAATATTAAGGTCGCCTTGACCTATATTTAATTGCTGATCTGGAGCAGTAAATAAAGCAGTACCAGTAACTCCAGCTACACTATTAAGAGTAGCATTTAATAATTGAGCAGTAGGTATAACTACTGTTCCAGCTCCTACTGTAACATTTCCAACAGTAATAGTTGCTTGCTGTCCTGAAACAGCTACTATTGCATTATGACG